TACTACAGATCTATTATTTAGACCAGGTACCCCAATTTCAGGCACATAATAATGCAAATTTATACATGGGATAAACAAGGTTATGAAGCTATGTATTGGAAACAATACTATAAGCAATTAGGTTGTGGTGCCGTCAAGGCCCGAAACTGTGCTTGTGGCGAACGTGACATGAGTTATTCCAGGCAGTTCTTTGAAGATGATGGTATGTTTGCCTTAAGAGCAAAACAAATCGTCGAAAAATTAAACCTGCAAGAATCTACCGATATCTTTGTTGTTGGATGTGGATTAGGTTTATTAATGGAAGAGTTAAAGAAACTTGGAATGAATTGTTGGGGATGCGATAATTCACAGTATATTCAAGGAGTAAAAAATAAAGAAAAAGCAGTCTTTCCAATCCATAATATCGATGTAACTGCAGCAGACTTTACTACAAAAGTAGGAAGAGCAACCGGATCTTTATGGTTTGATGTAGTTATTACTGAAGATGTATTATCTTCTCATGATTCATTTACACAAATATTAAATAACTGTGAATCTATCTTAAATCCAGACATGCCTAAATCTAACATAGTACATGTTATAGATGTAAATGTTAATACACCTTTTACAGTTAAAAGTATTGATCAATGGAAACAAATTAACCCAAATCACACATGGCTAGACACTAATGGTAACTAAACACTCTTTAATTTTATTTTCTTTATTTGCGTCATTTGCAATATATGAATTTATACATGAAACTATTTTAATATGTGGTTCACAAGTTATCACTGGTAAGATGTGGTTTATGTGGATAATTATGGCCATAATGGCTTTAAGAAGGTAATAAATGGCAATTGTTAATTCTACAAGAGCGGTATCGGTAACTACCCAGTTTTTGAACCTACCTGAAACTTCAGGTATTAGTCCAACTGGGTATTGGTTCTATTATACTCCCGTAAATTCAAATAACGATACTCTTGGTGCATCTATTAAACCATATAAATGGAATAACGCTCTTCCATTAGATGGCGCTGCAGCTAACATGATTATTGAAGGCACGATGCCTTTGATTACACAACCATGGGAAGGTGTTAATGTAAAATATCATGGTTCATGTATTGAATGGATTGGTGCTGGTGTTAATGATATTACCTCCACACAAGAAACTGATGCATTTTTCTTTGGTCACCTTGGTTCATTATCACCAGCTACAGATGATGATGCATACTACTGGGATAGAGCTTATTCTGGAACAGGTGGCGGCGATTGGTTCTACTACCAATATCACAAGCATATCCCATCATTCTACCCACAATATGAAAATGGTAGACAAGTTCAGTCTGCCCGTGGATGGATTAATCCAGAAGATAAAGCATATGGCTACTTAATTAATACGCGCATTACTGTGATGGGAGTCGACTATCAGTCAGTACTTGCTCGTATCCATACACCCTCTGTTGGTGGAGCCCATAACTCACATAATGATATTACACTACCGACTGTAAGTACTAAGAACTATATGCCATGTGGTATATTGAAAGGCATTGGTAATCGTTTCCATGCATTCTATATTGCTGCAAATGGCGCACAATGGGATATATTTGTTCGCACATATACACAAGCTTCATTATCATTCTCACTTGAAGTTAATCTTGGCACATATGACTTAGCTGATGCAACAATTACTCCAACTGCACTTACAGGATCACAACACAATTATCCAGTTCGTGCTTCTGCCGGTACTGCATTCAATGAGAGAATTTACATTCCAGTAATATTAAATAACGCAACGACAGGATTTGATCTAGAAATTTGGTCATTTAACTCATTAGATACTATTGCTGGTGGTTCTTTACAGCGCTATGTTATTGCATCACAACAAGCAATTAGACCAGACTGTCATTTAAAAGTATTTGGAACTAAACTATATGCTACATATACGGATGTGACTGATGGTGGTGTAAGATTAAAATCATTTGATCCAACAACATCAACATGGACAGATGAGGGTCAAGTAGTAACTAATAGTAATACTAAGTATGTTCGTGTACATGGATTTGAATATAATTCTGCTGATACTAAATTCTACTTACTATTAAGTGGAACTGCATTAGGAACTGGCACAACATACGCCGGTCCTGGTTTATATACATTTGAGTTAACTGGTTCATTCCCTGGTTATAAACATCTTGACTATGATTATACAAATAATGCATATATTAATAGAAATGCATTAGCCAATGGTTATCTAGAATATGATCAGATTACTTCTACATTAACCAAATATACAACAGCAGAGCCTGCAGGTATTGCTGAAGGTAAAAATGTATTTGAATATAATATAGCTAGTCCTAAGTTTATTAATAAACGAGAATCGATTCTTGGTGGAAATGAATTTTACTATCAAGGAATACAGTTAACTGATGGTCGTAAATTAATGGTTGGGCGGGTGTCTGGAAACAAAGATAACTTTGGTACTGGAACAACTGGAGATTTACTAGTAGGTCTATATTCTAATATTACTGAAGACCCACATTACTTTGCTTGGGGCGGATCTGGTGATGACTATATTACTGGTTGTTGGGAAGACCCAGTAGATCCAAAGGTATGGATTACAGGTTATACTAAATCAGAATTGGTTGATCGCAAAGATATGCGTGTCCATGGTTTCTGTAGAAATTTTGCAGATGGTGCAAATGAAATGCAGTTTGTTGATATAGCAACAGATTCAAATAATAACATATATGCTGTAGGTAATCATAGCACTGGTTATATTATCTTAATGAAGTTTGATCCAAACTATAATTTATTATGGCAGACTTCTATTGATGATGGAGATGCAACTGCAATCGAACAAGCATTTGGAATAGATGTTGATGAAAATGATAATGCTTATATATGTGGATCAACTAATTGGATAGGTGAGGGATCAAGAGAAGCTTTTGTTGCTAAGTTTAACTCAACTGGTTTGCTCCAATGGACCAAGATATATGGTACAGCATCCGATGAATATGCATCATCTATATGCAGAACACAGAATAATGGACTTGAATCATTTGTTGTAGCTGTTGTTAACCCAGTAGCGGATGATACCACATTCCTAGTAATAGACGATAATGGAAATGCTTTAGAGCAATTTACGTTTGGTGGTTTAATAGTTAATAAAATTAGAGGTGATGCAAATAATATTAATGAAGGTCAATTCATTTTTGCAGGAGATAACGGTGCCGCCACTCCAACAGGTAAATTTGGTATTGGTAAAACATTTAGTCTTGGTGGAATGATTAAGTGGGTAAGAACATACGAAAGTAATTCTACATTTAATGACATTAGAAATATCGGTGCTTCTGACTATGTTCTATCTGGTAGAGTTGGAACTAGTTCATTGCTACTTAAAGTTGCTACTACATTATCAGCTGGTGTATATACTATAACTAAATCATGGGCAAGATCTATGGCTAACGCAGAATTAAAAGGCGTTACAGTTGATAGCTTAGACAATGTCTATTCAGTTGGGTATACCACATCTTCTGGTATTGCCACTATGGGTATGAATGATGGTTTAATGGTCAAATACAATTCAAGTGGAACTATCCAATGGCAGAATGCCTTTGGCCATGATATGGATGAGCAATTGCTTGCTGTAACATTAGATGGCACAAATGAAGATAATATTCTATGTGTAGGATGGAGCGAATCACATAGCTTTGGTAGAGATGCTATCATGTTTAGGTTCTGGTCTGGTGGATTTGGTACCGGGCTATACCATCTCGAAGGTAATCCTGGTGTACCATATATCTATCAAGCAACTGCTATCTCAGAATCTGCAAATACAGCATCACTAGGAGCTCTTACTGCTCCTGAAAATACTACAGGAACTTTAGTAGAAACAGAAGGAACGCCGGCTCCATTTATTGGAGACACATATACAGTTACCCATCAGGGTACTAATAATTATGTATTTAATGGTGGTGGATTTACAGATGGAACAGACGTTACACTAACTTTAGCTCGTGGTGGTACATACACATTTAACATTAGTGCAGTTGGACATCCATTTTATATTAAAACTGTACAAGGGTCAGGTACAGGTAATCAGTATAATGACGGAGTAACTAATAATGGTACAGATAATGGTACAATTACTTTCACTGTACCAGAAACAGCTCCTAATACTTTATACTATAATTGCCGTTTCCATTCAGGCATGTCTGGTATTATTAATATTGTAGAGAATCCAGATAAATCAAATGGTTATACATTAAATGATTATGGGTTCTTAACAAACATATATGATGGATCATTTGGTCCTAACGGTGTGTTTATGTTCTTTGTTGGTTATGTTGACTTGGATGAAATTCAAAAATACTTGAACACAGAAGAACATAGACGTGAACAAGAAGAGACAGTTGTTTCATCAGGAGGAAAATACATTAGTTATACAAAAGATGTATTTAGATTCTGGCAAGCTGGAACTGTCGGCGACGGTTCAGCGGATGATGGTAATATATTTGGTTATGATGTGATTAAAGCAAGTTCTGGTGCAATATACTGTATTGGCCAAACATCAGGAGACTTATCTAAAGTTAATACTGGGGCATCAGGTGCATATGACTATGTGTTGATTGAATTTGATCCTGTAACAGAAGAGATGGAATTCTATCAAAATGGTACATCAAACGATGAAGAAACCTATGCATTGACTGAGTTAGCAAATGGTAAGATTGCCTATACCGGTAGAACAACAGGTAACTTAGGTGGAACTCCACAAGGTGGTTATGATATATTTCTTGGAATATTTGATCCAGTGACTGAGATTTCAGATTATTATTCTACAGGTTCAGGCTTGGATGATAAAGGTGTAAACATTCATGATGTTGGAAATAACACCTTGGCTATTACATACTCATCATATGGTGCTGTAGGTTCTACAACTAATATAGGAACTGAAGATATTGGAGTAATATTGTTTAATTATGTTACTGATACATGGGGCACTGCATATCAGACAGGTTCAACTACATCTGAAATTTTTGAACAGAACGGTAAACCATCAGTATTACTTAGTGATGGACGTATAGCAATATGTTGTTCCTCAGCTGGTGCATTTGCAGATAACGCTTTAAGTTATGGATTCTTGGATATTTGTGTAGGTATTCTTGACTTAAATACTGGAACATGGAAAAAATATCAAGTAGGTTCAGGAGCATCAGACTTTGCATCATCAATTTTCTCCAGTGGCGATAAAGTGTTAGTTTCAGGATACACAAGAGCAGTATTTGCAGATGGAGAAACAAATGCTGTATTCGTTGAACTAGACGTATTAAATACAATAAGTGCTAAAGCCGCTGTGGTTTAATAAATACTAAAAGGAACATATATGGCAGCTTTAAATTTTCCAGCAACACCCACATTAAATCAAGTATATACAGCTAACGGCGTATCATACAAATGGGATGGCACGTCCTGGATTAATAACACAAGTGGACCTGCTGGATATACAGGATCTCAAGGACCAATTGGAGATATTCCAACTACATTTGAGACTATCTCTAATAATATTAGATCATTTCCATATGTTATTAATAGATCAGTTGAAGGTGTGATTACATCAGTAGTTTATACTGCTCCGGCTGAAGGAACTATTACTAAGTCATTTACATATTCAGCTGGAGTTCTTAGTACAGTTACTCTATCTGGACCGGCTCTTGACGGCGTAGTATATACAAAAACATTAACATATGATGCTGGTTTAGTTACTGGAGCATCGTATGCAGTTTCATAATATAAATAGTAAATTAAACTTGGATTAAAACATGGCAATTATTACAACAGACCTGCAATTAGTTTCTGCAAACTCTACAGCAGACGCATTAACTGGATACACTGCCATCGGTGCTACGGCTAATGTGTCTGATTCTGATGCTAAGGTTCATAATACTGCATGTGTACGAAATAATAATTCATCAGCTTCATTATACCCAACGCATTCTGGAACTGCGCTAAACACAATTAATACAACCGTTGGGATTAATTTAACTAATAAAGCATTGTATATTTGGCGCAGTAATTCCATTCCTACAAATTTAGCTGTAAAAGGTCAAATAGGCGGATGTGCATTATGGTTTTCAAATGGTGCTACATATAATACATCTCCATATAAAGTATTTGATTTAGATGGTTCAGATAGTGATATTTCCGGTGGTTGGAAATCATACGCTGTTGATCCAACACGTCCAAGCACTCTTTCAGTCGGCGGTGCATTAACTATTTCAGCTGTAACAAGCATTGGTTTTACTAGGGCAATGTTAACAGCTTTAACCGGAAACGTTGGTGCTGATTATATAGATGTTACAAGATATGGAACAGGATTAAAGGTAAAAGATAATTCTGCTGTGGTTGGTCAACAAGCAAATTTTAATGAAATTTATGCATACGATAGTACTATAACAAGGGTATTTGGTGTATTGACTTCAGTCAGCGGAGTTTACTATGGAATGGGTAAATTATTTATCGGTGGTGATGATGCTGTATATCCAACAACCACTGACAATCAAGCTCAACTAACATATTTTAAAGATACAGAACAAACTCTTGTATGGAAGTCTATGCCATTAAATGCAGACTTCTATGAAATTCGAGTTGCAGCAAATGCTTCACAAGACACTGTGTTCCAATTAGGTTCATATAATGCAACTACCGAAGTTGCAACAGAAGGTGTAACAATTAAGGGTTCTGCGGATACTGGAGCAATGGCCTCTTCACAAGAAACTCCAGTGGTGCTTACAGCACAGTCAATGTTTGTTACTGCTGGTACTAGACTTGGGGCTGGTCAAGCATTTAAAAACTTAGTTATTGGTGCAAAATTAAAAGAAGTATCATTTTGGATGGCAAAAACTGGTACACCTACATCCACACTGACCGCAAAATTATATGCTCATTCTGGAACATTTGGTACATCATCTGTGCCAACCGGAACAGCGCTTGCTACATCTGACCCAATATCTGCATCAGTTGTTTCTACAACTCAAGGATGGATTAAATTTACATTCTCTGGAGCACAGCAATATACAATGGCTGATAATACTGAGTATGTTATTGCTGTTGAAATTTCAGGAGCAACATCTAACTCTACAAACTTTGTTTCAGTATATTCAGCTACCAATTCTTTGTATCCAGGAAACTGGGCATCTTGGTCTGGAAGCACATGGACAGCAACTGCAACCAATGACTTAGCATTTAAACTATATACAATTAATCCAGCTTCTACATGGAAGTTTACTGCAACAAATACAAACAGTAATAATATTATTAAATTATATGGTTCTACATTTGAAAATATAATTTCATCTACTCTAAATGGAAATACACGATCACGCACAGTTGCATTATGCGGATTAACTAATACTAGCGCAACAGTCACCACATCAAATAACTTTACTACTGGATTTATTGTTCCAGGTATGGCAGTTTCCGGAACAGGTATACCTGCAGGTACTCGAGTAGCTTCAATAGAAAGTAATACATCCTTAACGTTAACAAATGCTGCTACGGCTACAGATACTGTAACATTGACGTTTACGGATCGTTCTGAGATTATTTCATGTTCTTTCAATGGTATTGGAGCAATTACACCTAATGGATGTTATATCCATGACACAATCTTTGAGAACGTAGTTACTACTGCACCAACATCTGCTACAAATGCTTTAGTAGTATCTTCAACATCTCATATAGCAAATATTTCAAGTTGCCAGTTTATTAATTGTAATAGAGCGATTAGAATTACAGCACCTGGAACATATGTATTTGATAATTTAATATTCTCAGGTAATACATATGATATTGAGAATACAAGTTCAGGTTTAGTAACAATAACATTATTAAATGGTTCTAATGCAACTACCTTTATTAATACAGGTGGTGGCACTACAGTTATTAATACTCCTAGAACACTATCAGTTACAAATATTATTGATGGTTCAGCTGTTAGAATTATTAAACAATCAGACATGAGTATTCTTGCAGAAGCTGATATTGTTGGAGTATCTCCAAGTGGTTTAACTGGTATCACTGTAATTTCTGATCCATTAAACGCAGGAAGATATGTTGCTAAATACGAATATAACTATACTGCAAATACACCAGTATTTGTTGTAGTTACAAATAATAACTACCAAGTAATTTACACAACCTCTGAACTAGTAAACGATGATTCATCATTACAAATTTCACAGGTTATAGATAGACAATACACTAACCCAGCTTAATAGAGACAACTTATGGCGATAACAATCGGCGGTTTACAGCAAGATCCAGATGGATTATCATACGAGATAGCAGATTTTACTGCTGTCAGTACCCATCCTCTTGTAATAGACACTACACGCAAACTTATTAAATTAACCCAAGCAGGTAACTTGACTAGGGATGGTGTTACATTTAAATGCCTATACTCTAAATTAAAAGAGATATGGACCAATGATCCTGCTGCATATATCTATCCATTTCCTATTGGTCCAGTTACTGACGAACAATATGAATTAATCAATGGTTGGAACTTTGATACAGACGGAACTATAATTACTGCATCTATTTCAGGTACAACAATGACGGTATCTGCAGTAACACAAGGTAAATTAGTTCCAGGTCAAATTATTTCTGGAACTGGTGTAACTGCTGGAACATTTATTACAGCAAATGGTTCTGGTTCTGGTGGAACAGGAACATACACAGTAAGTGTGTCGCAATCAGTTTCATCTACTTCTATGGTTGCCACAACTATTAACCCAGCAACAAAGATTACTATTGCAAATGTTAGCGGAAATTCAGGAACTACTATTTTAACAACTACTGGATCATTTACTGGACTATGGGTAAATGCTATAGTTCAAGGTGTTGGTATACCAGACAATACTAGAATTGCTTCAATTGATTCATCTACTCAAATAACACTTACAAAACAATTAACTGCAAATATTACGTCTCAGTCAATAGTATTTTATGCTATTACAGACTTTACATGGTCATTAATTAAATTTGGTGGTTGGGCACTTAAAAATGCAACTGGTGTATCACAAGAAGAATGGGTAGGTATTGTTACTCTTGGAGATGTATCAGCTCAAAAACAAACTTTATCTAAACTTACGACTGCTGTAACTACTAATAGCGATATAATTACCGTTGCAGACACATCTGATATATTTGTTGGTTCATATGTTTCTACTGTTGGTTCTAGAATTGGTACAAGAGTTACTGAAATCATTTCGCCAACTCAATTTAGAATTAATAGAACAATCACATCGTTAGTAGTTGGCGCAACAGTTACTATTAGACCTGAACCATATATCTATTATCAATTAGGCTCTGCTACTTCTGCCCCAGTAAATGCAATCTTACATGGCGCTGTTGAACAAGCAATTAAAGTGTACGGTGATTCATCACACGGAAACTTTGACTATAGAGTTCCTGAAGTCGCACGCTTGTTCCTTCGTGAACAAGGATTTACATATGATGATATCGACCTTCAAGACTTAGGTTTGACATCAATTACATATAATACACTACGATTGTCAATATCAAACGTACCTGATCCTAATATTTCAGTTACAGATAACCAAATCTCTACAACAGGTATTACACCAACAGTTGCTCCATATAGTGGAATGAGTATCACATGGTATACTACTCCACAGGCTAGAGTCATTGGTGGTGTTACAAAATATTTCAATGTTATCATTGACGGTAATGGCGGTACTCCACAACAAATCTATGAATATGTTCAGTGGGCATTACGTCGTGGAACTGGTATTGATATAGATGCTGGAACGGCTAGTAAAGTTGGTGCAACGACTCGTGTCTTGTTAGAATTTAAAGGTACTTCATTATATACATTGTACGACCAATCTGATGGTGGTGTGTATATCGATGACTTTGATGTTAAATATATTAATGACCTTGTATTCTTAGACAACACAAATACTGAAATAACTTATCCATACATCTCTTATGGTGAATTAGAATTTAATAGTACGATCATTCAAGACCAAGATGAAGGCTTATTTAAGTTATTCTTTAAACAAATAAGCACGGAAGACGAATCTCGTAAATTTACTGAGAATGATGCTGTTATCGTTAAGTCAAGAACTACAGATCTAAGCGGTGATGGAACCTATGAAATTAAGGGTAACATGCAGACTTTATTTAATACATCTGCAACCCGTTATGAATATGATTTTGACTTTGAATTTAATGTTCAGGCATATTGGTCACCATGGAATCTATATCGAGTAAATGATGAGTACTGTTACTTGACAAAATGGTATAGGGTAACTACACAATATACCTCAGGAGCAACATATTCTGCTGGACTTGACACAGCAAATGCAGTAGAAATAGATGGCCCAACAGTAGTTTTAGTAGCTGTAGGTTTACAAAATGGTCAATATACTCGACAAGAAGGTACTATTGAAAAGACTATCTCTAACTTAATAACCGTAGTATCATCTCAAGAAAATAACTACGCTGAGTAGGGAAAAATAATAAATAGATAAAGTAGTATAAAACTAAATAAAACTAAAGGAATAAGAAAATGTCAACAACGAATTTTGTGCAGTTACCTCCAGACGGTGTCGGAAAGAAAGTAAGACATCGCGTTACTACTGATATTAAAGTTACCAGTATTACTCTTACCCCTGCTGTAGGTACTGTTGTCTATGGTAATACATCAGGCGCATTTGGTACTTTATCTGGCGTATACTCAGCTGAAGATACTGTATGGTATTTAAAAGATATCAGTGGTTCATTCTCTGCCGGTGAAACTCTACGAAACCAAGCAAATACACAGAACTATGCTACAGCTTCTGTAGTTAATAATTCTATCAATTCTGCAGCAATGCAGATTGTTGATGCTGACACGCCTGAATATACGTTGACAGTAGACAAACGTGGTGCGGCTCTTACATCCTTCCCTGAAGGTACTCCACAGTTTGACGCCTTTGGTAGACAACAACTTTCTCAATTACTTGCTGTTGGTGAATATTATCACTTTACTCAAGAGTTAGCTGGAAAATATTATACAACAACTGAAGGTGGAAGTTCATCAGTCAAGTATGATGTTGCACAATCATCCATTGTTTATACTACAGGCACTGGTTCTACAGACTGGGCAAAACGAGTTACTAATCAATATCATCCATACAAACCAGGTGTTTCACAACTTGCTTATACATCGGTGGAAATAGGCGACACAGGTAAAGCTAACGTTGTTCGTGAATGGGGTTACTTTGATGACTTTAATGGTTTTGGTTTCCGCTTAGACGGAACTACACTTAAAGTTTTCTACCGTACAGATTCATCTGGAATAGTTGTGGATACTACAGTTTCCCAAGCAAATTGGAACGTTAATGCATTAAATTCTGCTACGGCTTCTGACTTCTTATTGGATGTTTCTAAATCTAATCTATATTGGATGGACGTTCAAGGTACAGTTGGTCGTATTCGTCTTGGTGTAGAAACACCAGACGGTCGTCGTATTACATGTCACGAATTCCGTAATATTAATAATTTAGATGGTACATCAATACGTAATTTAACCTTACCATTAACATGGGCTCAACGTAACACAGGTTCAGTTTCTAGTTCGCCTGCAGCTACTCAGTCTATGCGAGTTGGTGATGGTGTTGTATTTACAGAATCTGCCGACGTTCAGTACACTGGTGTTTTAACACACATTATTCCAAATGAGCCTATTGTATTGACTGATCCTGATGTATATAAACCATTCTTACAATTTAAAGCTAAGAATACTGTTCGTGGTCCAGTTCAAGATGCTGGAACATTTATTACAGGATATAGCTATACTATTACTTCTATTGGAACTACTGACTTCACATTGATTGGTGCATCTGCAAACGTTGTTGGTGTACAATTCACAGCAACAGGGGCTGGCACCGGTAGCGGTAAAGCTTCTGCAAATATGCCTAACTCAGTCATTGGTATCCATGAAACATTTGACTGGGCATCTCAAGGTGATGCTAATATTCATATTGGTATCTTTGTATTACCTAGCCAAAAATGGGTTAATAATCATCACTGGTCAGAAACAATTCAACCAGCTACAATGTTATATGTAGACACTAATACTACAGATATGGCACAGTATCAGTATTGGGCTGGTGGACCTACAGACATTGCTGGTTCTATTTCTGGCACTACCTTAACTGTTACATCTTTAAGCGGCTCATTACTAGCTGAAATGTATGTAACACCATCTCCAACATATGCAAATGGACCATTATATATCAATGGATCTGCATCATTTGCAGCAACTACTGGTTCAGTATTAGCTTTAACTCAAGTTCTTGAGCAATTGACAGCTACAGGTTCTGCTGCCGCATCGCCAACATATGGTACACAAACTGGCGGATCTGGCGTTGCTGGTTCTAATAAACTTGTATTATCATCTCTTGCTGGTGTTGCTCCAGGTCAATTAATTGCTGGTACTAACTTGCCAGCTGGTACAACTATTGAAGGCATTAAGAATAATGTATTAACATTATCTAAAGCATTTACTGGTACTGGTTCTGGTACATATAATGTATACACTAAAGGTGGAGTTGGTACATATCGTGTAAGTAAATCACAAACAGTTGGATCACTAACTGGTTACGGCGGTTACTATAAATTCTGGCCAATTGAATCCTTTGTTGCTCCGGCAAATTCTGAAGGTCGAACAGCTCTTGGTGACCGTATCGAAAAATCATTCGGTCTTGGTGGTAATCCTAACCCAGCTGAAGATGAGAAAGGTGTATTTGCATTTGCTGCTAAACCTTTCCCAACTACTGGCACATTTACATCAGCATCTCTATTGTACACTAAATACTGGAAAGAGATTAGATAACTTGATAACTTCTACTGCAGTCAGTTTTTGGGATGACCTTGTTGACCCGTTGAAAGTAATATTTGACGGAGATAACAAATTAATCTATATTGCGCCTCAATACAATACTATCAATGTAAAGATTGACCTGTATTCAGCGGCAAAACGCTGGCTGCAAAGAAGACAGAACATGAGTTACCTACCTCCACTTCGTTCAATTGGTGGTGACTCTGTAGGCAGTGGATTATATGCAGGTGATATTTACTTTCTTACAAATAACTGGCGAGTAGATGTTACAAACACTGTTTCTATTACTGGTATTCTTTATCAAGATAACTTAAGTCTTGATACATACATTGTTGAAGCAGGTGGCGGCGTTATTTCTACTGTTGCAAACTTAGCATACGCTTATAATACAACAGGGGTTACTGTTCCTTCTGCTGCTGAAATTAGAGACGAAATCCTTGGTGCTAATCCATCCACATACGCTAATACAGAAACTGTTGGTGGTAAGATTTACGATACTAAAGAAGATACTTCTGAAATTAAGACTAACACAGACAATATTATTGCTCTGACCGTCTAAGGACTTTAAATATGGCAGTTACAAGTAGGGCAGAACTAACAGAATATTGTTTAAGAGCACTTGGTGAACCGGTGGTCGAAGTCAATGTTGATGACTCACAACTTGAAGAGCGTATTGATGAAGCTCTTGATTATTGGAATCAATATCACTTTGATGGCGCGGAAAAACTTTATCTTAAACAAAAGATAACTGCATCAAACCTCAACATAACAACAGCAACTTCATCAAACTTCAAGCTTGGTGATAAAATTACTGGAGTAACTTCAGGAGCTACTGCTGAAGTATGTGCTGAGAATAATAGAACATCTGGTGCTTCAGAGATTATAGTTAAAAATGTTACTGGTACATTTATAGCATCTGAAACTATCGGTAACGGTACAACAACAGCACAGCTTACTGCAACTAATTTTGTAGTATTAGGTACATATGACAAACGTTATATACCATTACCCGATACAGTTTATGGTGTAACTAGAGTTATTCCATTTAATGCTGCTTCAAGCTCAAAGAATCTATTTGACTTACAATACCAATTAAGACTTAATGACTTATATGATTTGACTTCAACATCGATCATTTACTATAAGACAGTCATGAGTCATATCTCATTACTTAACTTAGAACTAAATGGTTATCCTTTATATAGATTTAATCGTATGCAAGGTAACTTATATCTTGATGTTAACTGGGCTTCTGATTTTGCTCTAGGAGACTTCATTATCATGGAATGCTACAGAGCTTTAGATCCAACAGAGTGGACTAAAGTATGGAACGAACCATGGTTGCGCAAATATGTTACTGCATTATTTAAACGCCAATGGGCAATTAACGGTAAAAAATTCCAAGGTTTAGTACTTCCAGGTGGTGTAACAATCGACTGGCAAGGCATGTATGAAGAGGCAAAGATAGAGATCAAAGAGCTAGAAGACGAGATGATGAATAAATCAGCTCCACTTGAGTTTTTCTTAGGATAATAAATGCCACGTTCAGTATATCATTCGCATGGCGCAAGGTCAGAACAGCTATTTCATGAAGACCTTATAGTTGAATCCATTCATCATTATGGACAGAACTTCTATTACATTCCACGCACACTTATAGGTAAAGATGAAATCTTAGGCGAAGATCGCCTATCTCAATTTAAATCTGCATATGGTATTGAAATGTACCTTGAGACTACTGATGGATTTGAAGGTCAGGGCGCATTTATCCAAAAGTTTGGACTTATGATGGAACAAAGTGCTACATTAACTGTAGCACGCCGTCGATGGGATCAACTCATTGGTCGCCATGCAGCATCTCTTTTACCTAATAGACCAGCAGAAGGGGATCTACTTTATTTTCCGCTTACTGGTGGTTTATTTGAAATTAAGTTTGTTACACATCAAGATCCTTTCTATCAAATTGGTAAACTCTTTGTGTATAAACTACAAGTTGAACTCTTTCAATATGCATCAGAACATATTACAACTGGTCTTAAAGATATTGATACATTTGAAACTCTCAAGTCATTTGATACTACTGTGGTTAAGAATGGTACTGTTAAAGAGATCATGGTTACCAATAAAGGAGTTAATTACACATCAGCACCCACTGTAGAAGTGGGTGTTACATGGACAGCAACGACTGCTGTTGACGTAAGAGATGAACTATCATTTGGAACTAAACAATACATTGTTACACAAGCTGGTACAACTGGAGCAACGGGCCCAACACACTCATCTGGAATTCTTGCAAATGGTACTGCTTTACTTAAGTATGTTGGTACAAGAGCTCAAGCAACTGCAACTGTTGGAACAGGCGTTGCATTAGGAGAAATAGTTAAAATAGTTGTAACAAATCCTGGTTCTGGTTATACATCAACACCTCCTGTTATTATATCAGGTGGAGGTGGTAATTCTGCTACTGCAGTAGCTTATATTGAAAATCTTGATAATCAAGATTCATACGGTGATAATAACAAGTTTAAAGAAGAAGCCGTTGGTATTGTATTTAACGAAGACAATCCTTTTGGAGAGATTAGCTAATGCTTAACGGAGTACCATTCTACCACGGTGCTATTAGAAAAACGATTGTTGCATTTGGTCGTTTATTCTCCGACATCAAGATTGAAAGACAAGGAACTGATGGAGCTATTGCACAAACAGTTCAAGTTCCTCTTGCATATGCCCCAAAGGAAAAATGGTTAGTTCGTATTGACTCAGATCCAAATCTTAATAATCATACTTACATATCACTACCACGATTATCATTTGAAATTACTGGTTACTTCTATGATGCATCGCGTAAAACAAACAAGATGCAACAATTAGTTTGCAATGAGGCTACTACATCTTCTAGTCCAACTAGAAAAGCTTTATTTGCTCCAGCTCCATATAACATAGACATTAATTTGTATGTTCTTACAAAGACACAAGAAGATGCTATGCAGATACTAGAACAGATTCTACCAACATTTGCTCCTGAATATAATCTGTCAGTTCACGCGGTTCCTGAAATGGACATCATTCAAGACATTCCAGTTATTCTTAATAGTGTAACGATTGAAGATAACTATGATGGTTCTTTCCAAGAAAGACGATTTGTGGTGCACACACTTAACTTTACATTAAAGACAAATATCTACGGTCCAGTTACAAGTCAAGGCGTTATTCTTAAATCAATGGCTAACACCTCTATTCCTGGTCAAAAATATACAGCAGAAGCTGGAGCTACTCCATCATCTGATCCTACAGAAAATTGGGAAGCGCAGTTTTAAAACATGGCACAAGTATATAATGCAAATACACAGTTAAAAGCAGCAGGAGTAAAAATACCGTTTACTGAAGAACAGGTAACGGAATGGGTCAAATGTAAAGAGGATCCGATATACTTCATAAATAACTACTGCAAGATCATCTCTCTAGACCATGGTCTAGTTCCATTTAAGTTATATGATTGTCAAGTTGAGAAGGTAAAAATTATCCATGAAAATCGAAAAGTTATCCTTATGGAAGGTCGTCAGCAAGGTAAGACTACGACTTCAGCTGCATACATTCTATGGTATACCCTATTTCAAGATAGTAAAACTGTCGCAATCTTGGCAAACAAAGCCACCGCCGCCCGTGAGGTGTTATACAGGTACCAATTAATGTATGAAAACCTTCCGTTGTGGTTACAACAAGGAGTAACTACATGGAATAAAGGTGATATTGAACTAGAGAACAATAGTAAAGTATTTACCGCAGCTACTACATCATCTGGTATCCGCGGTAAATCTGTTAACATGCTGTACGTTGATGAAACTGCAATTATACCTAATAATGTTGCTGAAGACTTCTTTACCTCGGTATATCCTACAATTTCTGCTGGTGAAACAACAAAGATTCTATTATCATCTACTCCATTAGGTTATAATCACTTTTGGAGATTTTGGAATGATGCTGAGAATAAACGTAATGACTTTATTCCGCTGTTTATTCCATACTGGAAGATTCCTGGTAGAGATGAGAAATGGGCAGAAGAACAAAGAAGACAACTTGGAGAAATTAAATTTAACCAAGAAGTTCTTTGTACATTCTTAGGTTCTAGCTTAACATTAGTCAGAGCTGATGTCATTGCTAAAATGAGCGCGGCTAGAGTTATACATAGTAAAGATGGATTAGATGTATTTGAAGAACCTATAAAAGGTCATAACTATGTACTAGTTGCGGATACTGCAAAGGGTGTTGGTGGAGACTATTCATCATTCTCTATCATAGATATTACTGAAGTACCATATAAACAAGTAGCAAAATATAGAGATAATAAAATTAGTCCGATGTTATATCCATCAGTGATATACAAGATCGGAAAAGAATATAATGAAGCATACGTTTTAATGGAGGTTAATTCCTCTGAACAAGTTTCGTCTATCCTTTATTCTGAGATGGAATATGAGAATATCCTATTCGTCAATAGATCAAATGATGGACAAGTAGTTTCTGGTGGCTTCGGTGGAGGTAAAGCTCAACTTGGAGTTAATACAGATAAAAAGGTTAAGCGAGTTGGATGTATGAACTTTAAGGCTCTAGTGGAAGAAGGTAAACTGTTAGTACAGGATATCGACACTATAGCTGAGATCTCAACCTTTATTGAGCAGAAAGGTTCTTATGCTGCCGATGAAGGTTATCATGATGATTTGGTTATGACTTTAGTATTATTTAGTTGGTTAACTACAAATCCTTACTTTAAGGATCTTAATGACGTCAATCTTAGACAGATTATGTATGAGAAACAAATTAAGTCTATTGAGGATGAGTTAACCCCATTCGGATTTTACAATGATGGAAGAGAGACACCTAACGAAGAGGTTCTATTGAATTTTTAGTTAGTATAAATAAATGTATAGAGGTGACTCTAGTTATATCATAAAAATCATAATTTAAGGAGAATCATAAAAATGCCGTTCCAATTATCTCCAGGAGTTGCGGTAGTCGAGAAAGACTTTTCAGCCATTGTTCCAGCAGTATCTAGTTCTGCAGGCGCATTTGCTGGAGTGTTCACATGGGGTCCCGTTTTAGATCCTGTTACAATTACATCTGAAACTAATTTGGTTGAACGTTTTGGTAAACCAGTAGATTCAAATGCACAATCATTCTTTACAGCTGCAAATTTCCTTGCATACACAAACAACTTATTAGTAAATCGCGTTGATACACAAACACATAGAAATGCAGTGGTAACGCAAACTGGTACAGTTACAGGTTTTACAATCACTGAAGATGGTGATTCATATGTTACTGCTCCTGAAGTTACAATAGGAGCTCCAAACATTGCTGGTGGTGTTCAAGCAACAGCAACTGCAGTTCTTACAGGTGGATCAGTTACTGGTATTACAATTACTAATCCAGGTTCTGGTTATACATCTGCTCCTTCAGTTACTATTGCGACGGGTCCAGGTACAGATGCTACTGCAACAGCTATTATTACAACTGGCGGTATTAAAATTAATAACCAAGAAGCCTATACTTTATCATATAATGCTGGTGAAGGTGTAGTTGGCGAATGGGCTGCTAAATATCCAGGCTCATTAGGTAATTCATTAAAAGTTTCTATGGCTGATCAAACAACTTTTGATACATGGACTTATAAAGATCAATTTGATTCAGAACCAACTACTTCAGCATATGCTAGTGGTGTTGGTGGTTCAAATGATGAAGTTCATATCGTTGTTGTCGATGAAGACGGTCTATGGACAGGTGTTCCAGGTACAGTTTTAGAAAAATTTGCTTATGTTTCTAAAGCTTCTGATGCTAAGAAAACAGATGGCACTAACAACTACTATAAAGATGTTGTAAATAGTCAATCTAGATATATCTGGTGGATGGACCATCCTACAGCGCTTCTTACTACAGTTAACGGCACAGGTTCATCTGGTGTAAATTGGGGTTTAACAGCTGATGGTAAAGGATTTAAAGATCTTACTGCAGCTTTAACATCATCTTTATCTGGTGGTGTTGATGATCTTACACCAACAGATGGCGAACTACAAACGGCATGGCAATTATTTGTTAATGCAGAAGTATATGACATCTCATTAATTCCGCTTGGTAAAGCTTCTTCAGTTGTTGCTACATATGTTATCAATAACGTTGCTGAAGTTCGTAAAGATTGCGTTGTATTTGTTTCTCCAGAAAATACAACTTCAGGTGATGTTATTATTGGTGCTGGTTCAGATGCTGTAAATGCTGTTGTTGCATATAGAAATGCATTACCAAGCACATCATATGCTGTTATGGATACTGGTTATAAGTATCAATATGACCGATATAATGACAAATATAGATATGTGCCTCTAAATGGTGACATTGCAGGTCTTTGTGCTCGTACAGACTACACAAATGACCCATGGTGGTCTCCTGGCGGTTTAAACCGTGGACAAGTTAAAAATGTTGTTAGACTTGCTATTAACCCAGGTAAAACTGAAAGAGACAATCTTTATAAAGCAGGCGTTAACCCAGTTGTTAACTTCCCTGGTCAAGGTACAGTTCTCTTTGGTGATAAAACACTTCTTGCTAAACCAAGTGCATTCGATCGTATCAACGTTCGTCGTTTATTCATCGTACTTGAAAAAGCTATCGCTACAGCTGCTAAGTATCAACTATTTGAGTTCAATGATTCATTCACAAGAGCTCAATTTAAGAACTTAGTTGAACCGTTCTTAAGAGACGTTCAAGGTCGTCGCGGTGTTACTGACTTCCGTGTTAAATGTGATGATACAAATAATACTGGTGAAGTTATTGACCGCAATGAGTTTGTTGCCGATATCTTTATTAAACCAGCTCGTTCCATTAACTTCATTACGCTTAACTTTGTTGCAGCAAGAACAGCAGTTAACTTCAGTGAAATTGGCGCGTAACATATAAATAATAAAGAGGATTAAAAAGGATAAAATATGGCAAACATTAGCGATTTTAAAGCACAACTAATTGGTGGCGGAGCCCGTCCTAATCAGTTTCGTGTTGACTTAACATTCCCTGCATATGTTGGCATTGGTGCTGCTATAGGTTTAAATGCACAATTTCTCTGTAAGTCAGCTCAATTGCCGGCTTCAACAGTTGAAAACATGCAAATCCTATATCGTGGTCGTCAAGTTAACTTTGCTGGTGAAAGATCATTTGCTCCATGGACAATTTCTGTTTACAATGATACAACGTTTGCAATCAGAAACGCTATGGAAAGATGGTCTGACGGTGTTATGAATAATGCTCAAACAAATGGTCGTACTAACCCACGTGATTACCAAGTAGACTTATTGGTACATCAATTAGATCGTAATGGAGCTACTGTAAAAACTTACAAGTTCCATGATGCGTATCCAACAACGGTTGGTGCAATCACTGTTGACTATGATTCAAATAACCAAATAGAATTATTTGACGTTGAGTTTACTTACAACTACTGGACAAGTGATACAACTACTGGTGCTAGCGCGTTTGGCGTTAATGCTTCAGTTAATACTCCATTAGGTACATTCCCATTACCAGTTTAATCTGGATTGGGAATAAATTATAATATGAGAGGTTTATAATGGAAATTTTCGGGTTTGAGATTAAAAAGAAGGAATTAAAAAGAACAGGGAGTGAGGTTGTTACTCCCTCTTCTGATGATGGTTCCACGCTAGTATCAACCCTTGGATCAGCCGCTGCCTATTATGGCATGACCGTTGACCTTGAGGGTGTTATTAAAAATGAAAATGATTTAATCAGACGCTATAGAGAAGTATCTCAATATGGCGACTGCGATAATGCTATTGAAGATATTGTTAATGAAGCTATTACAGCAAATTCTGATGAGAAATCTGTAGAAGTCGTATTAGACGATGTTAAGGTTTCTACATCAATTAAGAAACTAATTACTGACGAATTTGATAATATTCTTAAGTTATATAAGTTTGGTACTAAAGGGCATGATATTTTCCGTTCATGGTATGTCGATGGAAGACTTTATTATCATATCTTATTAGATGAAACAAACCTTAAGAATGGTATTCAAGAATTACGATACGTAGATCCTCGCAAGATCCGTCGTATTAAGAATATTAAAAAAGGTAAGAACGATAAAGGTATCGATGTTGTTAAGGCTATAGAAGAATACTATATCTATAATGACAAAGGTATTAACGAGAATACAAGTCAGGGCGTAAAACTTAGTTTAGACTCAGTTATTTACTGTCCTTCTGGTTTAATTGATGCAAATAGTAACTCAATGTTGGGTTACCTTCACAAAGCTATCAAGCCAGTAAATCAGTTGAAGATGATTGAAGATGCGTTAGTTATCTATCGTGTTTCAAGAGCTCCTGAACGCAGAATATTTTACATTGACGTAGGTAACTTACCTAAGCTTAAAGCTGAACAATATGTTAATGATATTATGAACAAGTATCGAAATAAAGTTGTCTACGATGCAGCAACTGGCGAGATAAGAGACGACAAGAAGCATCTATCCATGATGGAAGACTTCTGGATGCCAAGACGAGAAGGTGGTAAAGGTACTGAAATTACTACACTCGAAGGCGGTCAAAATCTCGGTCAGATCGAAGACATTCAATATTTCCAAAACAAATTATATCAATGCTTGAATGTACCTGTATCAAGAATGAGACCAGATCAAGGTTTCAGTTTAGGTAAATCAAGCGAGATTACACGAGATGAAATTAAGTTCAATAAGTTTATTGAACGTATTAGACGTAAGTTTTCTATTTTATTTTCTGAAGCTCTAAGAGTTCAGTTAATAGCAAAACAGATTATTCGTCCGGATGAATGGGAAGCAATATCATATGATATTCGTTTTGACTTCCAGGAAGATAACCATTTTGCTGAAATGAAAGATGCTGAGATCCTTAATAATCGCATCGATACATTAAATAGAATAGCTCCATACATTGGTCAATATTATAGTATGGAATACGTTAAAAGATTTATCTTAAAACAATCTGACGAGGAAATCGAACAGATTGAAAAAGAGATGAAGCAAGAGCAGGAAATAATGGCTGCTATGCAACCACAACAACCTGGTGGATTACCTGATCAAGGTAATGGTCAACCAAACGGAGGATTTTAATTATGACACAAGGCGTACAAAATTTAATTTCAGCTATCGATTCAGGAGATGCTACAGCTATTGATGCAGCATTTAATGCAGAGATGGCAACTCGTATCTCTTCTAGACTAGAAGATATGAGAGTATCAGTAGCACAAAATATGTTTAAAGCTGAACAAACTTCAGAAACAACTGATGTTGAAGACGAAAATGCTGAAGTAGAATTATCACAAGAAGATGAAACAGCTTTAAATCAACAAGTTGAAGCAGAAATAGAAGGCGTTTAATGTCAAAACTAGATGCATTAAGTTTAGGTCTTGATGCTTCATTAATTGAAGCAGCTAAGAAGTGTAATGAAAACGATCCATTAAATCCTTCTGGCGCAGGACCTGAGCGTCTATTATCAGCTGCTGGTAAGATTAACATTGCTGATGAGAAAAAGAAACAACTTAAAAAAGAAAACGATGATGCATTATTATCAATGAAACCTGGATATAATAAAAGCATACAATAATGTACTTCGGACAATTTAGTAAAAAATTAACGCAAGATATTACTGGTGCTGAAATTACAGAGCAAGCACATAGTAATGGTCATCTTATTGAAAAGACAGTTACAGGTACTGTTTTAATCGATAAAGAAAAGACATCGTTTCAAGATTTAGAGGAAGCAAGGCAATATTTAAGACAAAAATATTATACTAAAAATATAGAAGAACAAATTAAAACAGAGCTATACGACGAAATATCAGAAAATAAAATAGCAAATATTATTAAAGAACATCACGACATAAAAGTTACAGATACTTTAATAGAGTCATATATAGAACTTGCTTCCTCTAAACTTTTTACTGTAGATCCTGTAGTACAGGAAATTAGAAACTTAAATAAATTAGATAAACTAATTGAGGGTAAGATTGATTATAAGTTAGCAGATGGTAGTATTATTGCTATTAATGAAGATACCCAAGAACAACTAAATAACCTATTGGATAACCAACAGGAAATTATTGAGTATATGAGACAAAGTAAAGACAATTTTATCCATGTACTTAAGAAAATCGGAGAATAAAGATGGCATTAAACGTAACATATCTTAAAAGAACAATTAATGAAGTCGTTGTTAAATTACAAGGTGCTTCTGATAACTCAACGATCGCATTAGCTGATCTGGTAGGTAGCAGAGATGCTCTAACTGCAGGTGGTACACCAAAGGTTAATATTGTAGGTATCATGGCTACAGGTTTATTAAGCTCTCAAGTTACTATCACAAGGAATAGTGTTGTGATTGCTTCAGTATCTCCTCAACATGGTGTTAATTTAAATCTTAAAGCTGAAGGTATATCTGATTCAGTTCAGAACGATCAAGCAATTAACGTGGCAATTTCAGGTGCTGCAGCACAAGTATACTTAACATTACGTAAAGTAGATGGTTATTCTCCAACTTCTGAATTAGCATTACGTGGTGCATACGATAACGAAGCAGCGGTAGGGAGCTAATCAATGAAACTTATTAAAGAACATACCGAAGAGGTAAAATACTTAGTTGAAGAAAAACTAGGTAAAGGCAAAGAATATTTTATTGAAGGTGTATTCCTCCAATCAAATTTAAAGAATCGTAACGGTCGCGTTTATCCAGTAGAAATACTTGACAACGAGGTCAAACGATATAACGATGAATATGTCAATAAGAATCGAGCTTTTGGTGAATTAGGTCATCCTGATTCTCCAACGATTAATCTTGATCGTGTATCTCATATGATTAAATCTTTACGTCGTGAAGGTGATAACTTCATTGGTAAAGCTAAGATTATGGATACGCCATACGGCAAGATTGTTAAGTCTCTTATCGATGAAGGTGCAACACTTGGTGTTTCATCTCGTGGTATGGGTTCTTTAGATCGTAAAGGCGATATTGCTTATGTTGGTAAAGATTTCACTTTAGCGACAGCAGCGGACATCGTTGCTGACCCATCAGCCCCTAATGCTTTTGTTGAGGGTGTAATGGAGTCTAAAGAGTGGGTTATGGTCGATGGAAAGTTTGTGGAGAAAGACTTGCGCGAGGCTCAAGCTGCAATTAGAAAAGCTTCAAGCAAAAACTTAGAAGAAGCGAAGTTGAAGGTATTCATGAACTTCCTCGCAAAAATTAAGTAACTATAAATAATATTAATATCTTAAAAAGATAAAAATAGGAGACTAAGAATGTCAATCGAACAAAAAATTGCTCAGATGTTAGCTGAATCAAAGGCTAAAGAGTCTGATGCAGAAGAGATTGTTGAAGAAACAATCGAAGAAGCAAATAAGGTTGTAGCAAACGCTCAACCAGGTGACCAAGCGGTTATTAAACCTGCTGGTTCTATCAGTGCTCCTCCTGGCGGTGGTGGCTCTGGTAAAGAAGCATCTGGCGACCAAGCACCTATTCGTACAGCCGCTCAAGCTATCAACGGTCCAGCTGCAGTTTCTGGCGATAACGCTGATAATGCTAAGAACAATGTACAAGATGAAGATGAAGCTGCTAACGGCGGTCCAGGTAAAAAGACCAACGCGGTTACTGCTAAAGCTTCATCAGGTGATCAAACAGCTATTCGTACAGCTACTTCAGTTAAAGAAGATGTAGATGCTTTAATCAATGGTGAAGACCTCACAGAGGAATTCAAACAAAAAGCAGCTACAATTTTTGAAGCAGCTATCGTTAATCGTGTTAAAGAAGAAGTTGCACGTTTAGAAGAAGAATTTGAAGCACGTCTTGCAGAGCAAGCTGCTAAAAATCAAGAGGGTCTTGTTGAAAAAGTTGATGGATATCTCAACTACGTAGTTGAGTCGTGGATTAAACAAAATGAAATTGCCCTTGAAAGTGGTATGAAGTCTGAAATTTTAGAAGGTTTTGTATCTGGTCTTAAAGGTCTATTCGAAGAGCATTATATCGACATTCCTGAAGAAAAATTCGATGTATTAGGTGCTTTAGAAGAAGAAAATGCTGAGCTTCAAGCTAAGTTAGACGAACAAGTTGCTGCTAACGTTGAAATGGCGAAAGTCATTAACGAAGCAACACGTGAAGCTATCATTGCTGATACAGCAGACGGTCTTGCAGAAACTGATAAAGAAAAATTCTTTGGTTTAGCTGAAGAGTTAGCTTTTGAAGATGCAGAAACTTTTGAAAAGAAAGTTCAGACAATACGTGAAAGTTATTTCACAAACAAGACATCAACAATCGTTGAATCAGTAGTTACAGATACTCCAGTTGAAGTTTTAGCAGAAGAAAAAGCTGTTGATCCTTCAATCAAGAGATATATGTCTGCTCTCAACAACATTAAATAAGGAAAATAAAATGACATCTCGTCAAGACTTAGTTAAAAAGTGGGCACCGATTCTAGAACACGAATCATTACCCGCAATTAAAGATAACTACCGTAAGGAAGTTACTGCAGTTCTCTTGGAAAACCAAGAGCGCGAAATGCAAAAATCAGCAGAAGCTCTTTTCGAAGCTAGCCCAGTTAACTCTGGCGGTTCTGGCATCGGTTTAGGCGGCGCTGGTGCTGCTACAGGTACAGTTTCTGGTTTCGACCCAGTTCTTATCGCTCTCGTTCGTCGTGCTATGCCACAAATGATTGCATATGATATCTGCGGCGTTCAACCAATGACACAACCAACAGGTCTCATCTTTGCGATGAAATCTAAATACTCAACACAAGGTGGTTCAGAAGCGTTATTCAATGAAGCTTTAACAGGTTTCTCTGGTGACAACACAAACCACGTTGCAGCTGGTTCTGATTGGGCTCCTGCAACTAACGAAATCGGTCGCGGTATTACTACAGCAGCTGGTGAAGCATTAGGTCAAGGTGGTACAGGTGATGGTTCATTCAATCAAATGGCTTTCTCTATCGAGAAAACTTCTGTAACAGCGAAAACACGTGCTCTTAAAGCTGAATACTCAATCGAGTTAGCTCAAGACTTGAAATCAGTTCATGGTTTAGATGCTGAAGGCGAATTAAGCAACATCCTTTCAACAGAAATCTTAGCTGAAATCAACCGTGAAGTTATTCGTACTCTTTACTACACAGCTAAAGTCGGTGCTCAAGTTGGTACTGCTACAGCTGGTACTTTCGACTTAGACGTTGACTCTAATGGTCGTTGGTCTGTTGAAAAATTCAAAGGCTTATTGTTCCAAATCGAACGTGAAGCTAATGCGATTGCTCAACAAACTCGTAGAGGTCGTGGTAACTTCATCCTTTGCTCTTCAGATGTTGCATCTGCATTAGCAATGGCTGGTGTTTTAGACTACGCTCCTGCTTTATCAACATCATTAAACGTTGACGAAGCTTCTACAACTTTCGCTGGTGTTCTCAATGGTAAGTACAAAGTGTATGTTGATCCATATACTGCTAACCAAGGTGCTACACAGTTCTTTACAGTTGGTTACAAAGGTACATCAGCATTTGATGCTGGTTTATTCTATTGCCCATACGTTCCTCTCCAATTGGTTCGTGCTGTTGATCCTAACAGCTTCCAACCAAAAATTGGCTTCAAGACACGTTATGGTCTAGTAGCTAACCCATTTGTTAACCTTGACGACGCAACATCAGGTCAAGACAACTTAGCATCTGGTAAGAACTACTACTACAGAAAAGTTAGCGTAACTAACTTAATGTAATAGAAAGTTTTATACAATAAGATCCGTAAGGACGATGTATAGTAAAAGAGGGAACTTCGGTTCCCTTTTTTATTACATATAAATAGTATATACTAATAAGGAATTTACTATGGCTACAACTACAGGATGTCCGATACCTTCAAATATTAATCCGTTAAGTCCTAATGGGTTTAAGTTATCGATCAATAAATTACCGGGTGTATCATATTTTGCTCAAGAAGTTAATTTACCTGAACTAAGTTTAGGTGATATTGAAATGGGTACTCCTCTCTCACGTGCTAAAATTCCAGGAGAGATGATGACATTTGGTGATCTAAACTTTCAATTTATTATTGATGAGAATATGACTAACTATACTGCAATCTATAATTGGATGACTGGTTTAGGATTTCCTAATACTCATCAAGAATATACAGATTATATTGAAGAACAAACTAAAAGTACTAATCCATTACGAAACATATATGATACTAGCGAGATAGCAAAAGGTTATTCAGATGGTACACTGGAGATATTAGCTAGTAATAATGTTCCTGTTAAGTCTGTTATATTCACTGATCTATTTCCAGTGTCTCTTAGTTCATTAACCTTTCAATCAACGGTGTCTGATATCGTCTACTTGATTGGTAACGCAACATTTAAGTATACAACATTTAAATTACTTTAACAGTTTACATTAAATCGGTCTTATGATATAATATAATTTTGACTGATGTGAGATAATTATGAATATTGATGAAATACAAACTATGTGGGAAGCTGACTGCCAGATGAGTGATAATCATCTAGGTGAAGAAGCAACTAAGTCTGCTTTACTACACTCTAAATATATAAAGCTTATAATTCAAGTTAAGTTAAAGTTAACTAAAGCTCGTGCTGACTATAATAATCTACGCAAAAATAAGTTTAGATATTATAGAGGTGAATTATCTAGAGAAGAACTACAACAACTAGGTTGGGAACAATACCAACTTATCAAACCTCTTAAAAATGAGATGGATGAAATACTCCAAGGCGATTCAGAACTAATTACACTTAATGCAAAAATTGAATATCTTGAAACTATGGGATATCTATTAGAGTCAATACTAGGTCAAATTAAACAACGTGATTGGCAACTTAAAACTGCAGTTGAATGGAAGAGATTCCTAGCTGGAATGTAATGAAATTAACAGTTGAAAAAATATCTGAAGTCTATATAAGAGTCTATGGAGATGTTTCGTGCGAACAAGATCTAGAAGGATTCTTTACGTATGAAGTTCCAGGTGCTCGATTTACTCCTAAGTTTAGAGCAAGATTATGGGATGGTAAAGTTCGACTGTATTCTCTTATTCGTAAAACTCTCTATGTAGGTTTATATCCATATCTAGTAGAATTCTGTAATCGTCATGGATATGAATTAACATTTAAAGCAACTGATGAATATAGTTCTATACTAGATAAAGAAGATATTTCAAAAAATAAAGTAGATGAATATGTAGAGTCTTTAAACATGTATGCGCGTGGAGAACCAATTCCAGCTCGTGATTATCAATTAGAAGCAATCTATCACGCGATCAGTAATAATAGAACAGTATTACTATCTCCAACTGCTTCTGGTAAGTCATTCATGATTTACTGTCTAATTAGATACCATCTTGAACATGATCGTAAATGTATTATCGTAGTTCCAACAACATCATTAGTCGAACAAATGTATTCAGACTTTGAAGATTATTCAAGTCATAATGGTTTCTCTGTAAAAAATAACTGTCAAAAATTATATTCAGGTTTTACTCGTCAAATTACTACTAATGTTCTTATTACAACATGGCAATCCATTTATAAACAACCAAAGGATTGGTTTGAACAATTTGATATGATTGTTGGCGATGAAGCGCATCAATTTAAAGCTACTTCATTGGTGACTATTATGGAACGAATGCAGCATGTCAAGTATAGAATCGGTACTACAGGTACTATCGACAATAAGAAACTTAATCAACTAACTCTTGAAGGTCTATTTGGTCCAGTTCATCGTGTTACAACTACAAAAGAACTTATGGATTCAGGACGAGTAGTTCCAATCGATATTAACTGTTTAATATTACAGTATAAAGAGGAAGTTAGAAAAGCTTGTAAAGAACAAGATTATAATGAAGAGATGCAATTTCTTATTGCAAACGAGTCTAGAAACAAATTCATTCGTAATTTAGCGCTTAACTGTAAAGGTAATACATTGGTATTATTTCAATTTGTTGAGAAACATGGTATACCTCTTTATGAAGATATTAAAGCTAAAGCTATGGGTAAAAATGTCTACATAGTTCACGGTGGAGTAGAAACTTTAGATAGAGAAGAAATTCGTAAGAATACAGAACTTGATGATAATACTATCATTGTAGCTTCTTATGCTACGTTTTCTACGGGTATAAATATTCCTAGTATAGAGAACATTATCTTTGCGTCACCGACTAAATCTAAGATTCGAAATCTTCAGTCTATCGGTCGTGGTTTAAGATTAAAAGATGGTAAGACGCATTTAAAACTATACGATATTGCTGATAATCTACAACATAAATCTAGAAAGAACCACACATTGGGACACTTTGTTGAACGCGTTAAGATTTACTCTGAAGAAAAATTCGATTACAAAATCCATGAGGTACACATCTAATGGAAGCAAATAGATATGTTGTTATGAAGTTAGTCTCTGGAGAAGAGATACTTGGTCATCTTACTTCTGAAGATGATTATGATATTCGTGTATTATTTCCAATGATAGTTAAACACGTCAATAGAAATATTCAAGGTCGACTTATGGAATCTATTGTATTAGGTCCATGGACTCATTTTTCTGCTGAAGATGAGTTTACATTTAATAAACAACATTTAATATTCTTGAAAGATCTAGATGAGCGTTACATAGATGAGTATAATAGATCAGTAGACGAATCTCTCGGCAATATCCCAGATCCTGAACCCTATAATCCTGAGGAGCTCAAGCAGCTAACCGATAAACTAAGTAATTTGTTTAGAGATAGACTAAAGGAAGATTTAGAAGAAGATTTAGAACCTAAAATAGTACTAGATATATCTAAGACTATTCATTAGGAACCCGATATAGTTATAATACACCCATCCAGATTTAATGTACAATTATTTTTTAATTTTCGCTTGTATTATATCAGCATTTATTTTCTATTACTATTGGGAAGAAGATGATGACGATGATTACTAAATTAATTTCATATTAATCCAATTCTATTATATAATGAACTTATATTATAAAGGTAACATTAATGACTGAAGTAAAAAAACCAGTCCACTACGTGGACAATGTTCGTTTTCTTGAAGAGATACAAAAATATCAGAAAGCGTGCGCTGAAGCAGAATCTTGTGGAGACGAAAAACCAATCATTCCAAATTATCTTGGTGAATGTATTTTAAAGATAGCAACTAAGTTAGCCAATAGGCCAAACTTCATTAACTATTCTTATAAAGATGATATGATTCTTGATGGCATTGAAAACTGCATTCAGTATTTTGATAACTTTGATCCAACTAAATCTAGTAATCCATTCTCGTATTTCACACAAATTATTTACTATGCATTCCTACGTCGAATTGATAAAGAAAAGAAACAATCTTATATTAAAGGTAAACTTATTCGTGATACAACTATAGAATCTTTTGAAGTACAAGATTCAGATCATGATGAAGATTTCCATAATGCATACGTTGGATTCATGCAACAACATGGAACTTTTGATGATCAGTTTGAAGAGAAACGTAAAAAGAAAAAGAAAAAGTCTGCAGTAACTCTAGATAATTTTATTGAAGGCGATCATGAGTAAATTTGTAGTTTTAGGTGATACTCATTTTGGTGTGCGTGGAGATTCTCTAAAGTTTCACGCTTACATGAAAAAGTTCTATCACGAAACTTTATTTCCATACATGCAAGAACATAATATTAAAGTCATATATCAACTTGGAGATCTATTTGATCGACGCAAGTTTATTAACTTTAATACTTTAGCTGAATGTAAGCAATACTTCTTTGATGAACTAAAAGCAAGAGGCATACAACTTATAACTCTACTAGGTAATCATGACATCTTTTGGAAAGAATCTTTAGAAGTCAACGCACAATCATTAATACTTGGTGAATATAATAATATTACAATCATTGATAAACCAACTATTATGCATGAAGATAATGCATCAATAGATCTTATACCATGGATCTGTAAGGAGAATGAAAATGATGTCTTTAGTTTTATTGATAATAGTAAGTCTGATCTTTGCTTGGGCCATTTTGAAATAGCTGGGTTTCCAATGTATCGTGGCATGCATGCAGAAGAGGGCTTATCTCATGATATGTTTGCTAAATATGAAAGAGTTTTGTCAGGTCATTATCATACAAGATCTAAAGCAGAAAACATAGAATATATTGGTACACCATATGAAATGACATGGCAAGATGCTGGTGATCTAAAAGGTTTCTCTGTATTTGATACTGAAACTCGTGAATTAACATTTGTTCAAAATCCATTTACTATTCATGAGAAGATTACTTATGATGATAAAGACAAAGAACCAATAGATTTAAAACAAGTAGATATAAAGGAGAAATACGTTAAGTTGGTTGTTATAAATAAAACGGATCTGTATAAGTTTGATCGATTCGTTAATCAACTATACGAACAAGAACCGTATGAAGTTAAAATCATTGAGGATTTATCTGAGTTCAATGAAGGTACCATTGATTCTGAGATTAATCTGGAAGATACTATTAGTATTCTTGGTAATTATATTGATTCCGTCGAAACGGAAGGAGATAAAGAATCTATTAAAACCTTTGTAAAAGGGTTATACATGGAAGCTATTAATATGGAGGTCGTTTGATAATATTCAAATCAGTAAGTTGGAAAAACTTTCTGTCAACAGGCAATACCCCAAATAAAGTAGAATTAAATAATCACTCAACAACCTTGATCGTTGGAAAGAACGGAGAAGGTAAGTCCACTATCCTTGATGCACTTACCTTTTCTCTGTTCAATAAGCCTTTTCGCGATATCAACAAAGGGCAATTAGTAAATTCTATTAATCAAAAGAATTGTCTTGTAGAGATTGAGTTTGATATTGGCCCTATTCAGTATAAAGTTGTTCGTGGTATGAAACCAAATATCTTTGAGATCTACCAGAACGGTAATCTTATTAATCAAGACGCAGCATCAAGAGATTATCAATCAGTACTTGAACAACAAATTCTTAAATTAAACTATAAAACATTTACTCAAGTTGTTATATTAGGTTCTGCATCATTTATCCCATTTATGCAACTTCCGTCAGGTCAACGAAGAGAGGTTATTGAAGACATTCTTGATATTAAAGTATTCTCAGTGATGAATAATATTTTAAAAGAAAAGATGGCTGAAACTAAAGAAGATATTAATAGTATTGATACAGAGATTCGAATCATTACTGAGAAAGCTAAAGCACAAAAAAGTTTAATTGATTCTCTTCAACATTCTAAAGATCAAAACACTAAAGTTATTACTGATAAGATTCAGGCAAATATTGACGAGATCTCAGACAAGACCCATCTTGTAGATCTATTGAATAAAGATATTGAAGAACTTAATTTACAATTAAATAATAAATTAGATGTCGATAAGAATCTTGATTTATGTAAAACTAATATGAATAAGCTTCAACAGAAGATGGCTCAAGCAGATGAACATATATCATTCTTTAGTTCAAATGAAACCTGTCCGTCATGCGAACAAGGCATTCAGCATGAACATAAGAATAAGATTATTAGTAAGATATCTCATGATAAGCAAGAACTTAATAATGGTATGTCAACATTAAATTCTGCTTATACTAAACTCAGTCAAGATCTACAAGAGAAACAAGAATTACTTAAACAAATCCAAGATAAAAATATTTTAATATCAACTGAAATATCTGCTATGAATTTACTTATTAAAGCAAATAAAGAGTTTGAGAAAGAGATCTCTGAGCTATCTGTTCAAGGCGATATCGATGCTGAAAAAGAAAAAATCAAAACGCTTGCTAATGAAGCATTAGAAAAAAATAATGCTAAGATGGATTTAGTTAAACAAAAGAATCTACAAGATATCGCATCAGTGTTATTAAGAGATACTGGTATTAAGACCACGATTATTCGTGAGTATCTACCAGCAATGAATAAACTTATTAATATGTATTTGTCCGCAATGGACTTTTTCGTCAAGTTTGAACTAGATGAATCTTTTAATGAGATCATTAGGTCTAGATTTAGAGACGAATTTACTTATGCATCCTTTTCTGAAGGAGAAAAGATGCGTATCGACTTGGCTATCCTATTTACATGGAGACAGATTGCCAAGATGAAAAACTCAGTCAATACTAATCTACTAATTTTAGACGAGATCTTTGATTCTAGTCTTGACGTGGCTGGCACTGACTATTTCCTATCAGTCATGGATACATTAGGAGAGAATTCTAACGTATTTGTGATATCACATAAGGGTGATGTTCTATTAGATAAATTCAAGAACAACATTCGATTCGAAAAGACTAATGACTTTAGCACGGTAGTCAACAACTCGTAGTTTAAAAATAGTTCTATAAGTAAACTATCAGTTTATCCTGGTGTATCTTTTTAAACTATTTTATAAGTTATTAATTTTACACCTAAAATAACTATTTACTTTAATTGGCCTTTAAGATATAATACTCTTTTAAATAGGAGATTATATGACTACTACTAAAACTTACTATCTACAATATAAACCATCTGAAAACCGCCTTCTTATTGACACAAGAGTGCATTTAGACTGTGATGAAAAAGAACAAACACTAGCATCATCTTGGATAAGTGCTAAAGCCAATTTTGGATATCCTTTAACATCTCTACAAGAATACCTTTTAAATCAATAACTTATATATAAC